CGCTTGTGTGAATCGTGTGAGTATTCTGAATTGTCCCCGGGGGAGGTAATATTCAGACAATTCGTCTGACGTGACGAAATTTCTTACAGAATTTTTAAACCTCGACCCTTGGCGGAACCTCTCACGCATTCCCTAACGCCAATATTCGCTTGTCTATCCGTATTTTAACACGGACCGCACTTCCCTGTCAACCACAACGTAAGCTACAACGTAAGCATTGACGGATGCACTGCGTAGTCACTCACGAATGTACTGCGTAAGCACTCTACGCTATAAATAGAGCCGTAGCGTGGCGTTAGGCGGATTCTAGTACGATAATACTCAACGAAGTCCAAACGTCACTACGACGGCTATAATGCACGTATATAAACGAATTACTAACGAAAGGAAGGCGATAATATGGTACGTAATTACGGAAGTGGTAAATCGAAAGTTAACAAGCAGTATTACGGATTCGACGAATCGAAGTTCTTACCGAAGCAACGGGAAGCGGCGATTGCATTAGTCGAATATGAGTTCGCGGATAAAAAGGATAGGAAGACGAAGATTGAGATATGCGAGGATATCGGTATTTCTCGGATGACATTACATAATTGGGACACGCGGGACCAAAACTTCATCGCGTATAAGAATTACTTGGCGGCGGACTTCTTCGACAGCTATCTACCGTTCGTGTATAAGAAGATGATTGACGGAATATCTAGCGGTTCGATGAAAGGTATCGAGTTGTTCCTAAAGCGTTACGGAGACTTGGACAACCGTAGCGAGGTTACGATTAATGGCGGACAAGGCGAAGATAAGACGCAAGCTGAACGTAAGAAGGAGCTAATGGAACGCTTGAAACAGGCGGAAGGAGTCGAGGGGACCAATGACGGAGACGCGTAATAGCTTTACCGCGAATGAACGTTGTAGGGACGATTGTGGATGCGAAGTAGTTTGCGAAGTTAAATACGATGAGGCGGATGATGTAACGCGTGCAATAGCGGATTTCATTCGTCAGTGTTACGAGTAATTTAATATGGGCGCATGTACCAAGGCAGGCGAGGTAGTCTCCAAAACTACGTGAGGCAGGTTCGATTCCTGTCGCCCATGTATAACGGGTATTGGCTCAATTTGCGAAGAGCGCGTCCTTTGGGCGGACGAGGTTTCCGGTTCAAATCCGGAATACCCGATAACAAGACGAAAGGGAGGCGATATATTATCGCTTATGTAAACGGCGAGTGGCTCGAGTATGATGAGCGTGAACAATATATCGCCGAACTTAACGAAGAGAAAGAATTACTAACGCAACTGATGTTGAAGGATATGGCGTACGACCACGACCTTGCTCGATTGGAGGACGTATTAGACGAGTTGGAGGTCGTTACTAGAGTACATCGCGGAGAGCGTGATTTACTCTACTTCGCATATGAGTTCTTTTCTGACGAAGGTAATCCGGACAATGTTTCAAACTTAATACCGGAGGGACAGACGTACGAGTCAGCGGCAGGCTTTCACCGCGAGTTGTGCGGAATATTAGACGAGATTACGAAAGGTAATATAACGACTAACGTAGGGTGGAGTGTAGGAAGACGGCACGCCAAGACCGCATATCTGTCGAATATATACTTATGTCACCAAGTCGTTTACAGACTTAAAAAATATATTGTAGAAGTTTCGGAAACAACTGACGTTGCAGGAGACTTCGTAACTTGGACGAGACATCAACTAAAGTTCAACGATAAGTTGCGGAATGATTTTGGGGAACTTCTATACGAGAAGTCATCGATGAATAAATTAGACAATAAATACGAATTCATTACTTTAAGTGATACTAAAGTGGTTGCAAAAGGAGTAGGTACGCAGATGCGAGGGCTTAGGTACTTAAGTTACCGGCCTGATTTATTTATATTAGATGATTTAGAGTCTCAAGAAAATACAAACACTCCGGAGATGCGGGCGAAGAACTTACATTGGTTTAGGGCTGAAATGTTAGAGGCCCTGGGATTCGGAGGCATGTGTATCTATATGGGAACGATAGTTCATTACGATTCACTATTAAACCACGTCCTCACTAAGCGAAGAGACTTCACATCTAGGAAATTCCCTGCAATATTAAAAGATGCGGACCGCGATGATTTATGGGATGAATGGAGAAAACTTTATAATTCCGACGATGATAAAGCGAAGGATGTCGCGGATAAGTTTTATGAGGATAATGAAGCGGAAATGAATAAAGGTGCAAAAGTTCTTTGGTCGGAAATGTACTCGTATAAATATTTTATGGAAAAGAAAGAAGAGATGGGTGCTAGAGCATTCAATCAAGAGTATTTAGGTAATCCAGTTGACGAGGAATCTCAAATATTTAATCCGGAGTATTTTGCGTATTATTATGAATCTGATTTAGACGGTAAGGATTTAACATATTATGCTGCCGTGGACTTATCGATGGGTAAATCTGACCGCGGAGATTATTCCGCTATTATTACTTTAGCTAAACAGAAAGGTAGCCCTGTTTGCTATGTTGTGGATACGTACATAGCTAAGAAACCGCCTGACGTTATAATGCAAGAGATTATAAAACGGGCGCATAAATATCAATATGAAGCTCTTGCGGTAGAGAGTCAGCAATTCCAAGAATGGTTTGCGGATAAGTTGGCGGAAGAACTTCAATCTACAGGATATCCTGCACATACTCGGATGAAGCAAGTTAAACAAAAAATGCGGAAGGAATTAAGGATAGAGGCGTTGCAACCGGAAGTAGTTTCCGGAAGGATTCGATTTAAAAGAGAACAGCGGTTGCTTATAGAGATGTTGGAGATGTTTCCGAATCATAACCACGATGACGGCCCTGACGCATTAGCAGATGCTTATAAATTAACTAAGACCGACTCAGCAGTCGTTAGAATGACTCGAAAAAGAACTCGATAGATTTGATTTAGGCGGATAGGGTAGCTCCCGATACGTGCATATCTCGGTGCGCTTCCGTCTATTTGTTATGCCGAGAATCACTACGAGAGGTGGTTTAATATGAGTAAACGAATTACTAAAAAATGGAGCGCCGAGGAAGAGGAGCTTCTTAAAGACAACTACGAAAACGTTACGATGGCGGAGTTAAGGAATGTGTTCCCGCATAGGACAGATAGGTCAATAACTAGAAAAGCACAAAGAATGGGTTTACGAAAAAGCGAAGAAGTGATACGTAGGATGGGTTTAGAAGGTCAAGCCATAGGTTACGTAGAAAAATACCCTGAATTAACTAAAGAAAAACTAAAGAGATTATATTTAGTCGAACGTAAATCTAGTGTTGAAATAGGTGTGATGTTTGGATGTACCGGAGCGGTTGTTCTAAACAGACTTCATAGGTTTGATATACCGCGAAGGACATGTCCGAGTGAATACACTAGAGAAGAACGTAGAGATAAATGGGGTCGGGAAGGGGAAAGACACCACAATTGGAAAGGCGGAATAACGGAGATATCCGGATTAATCCGTAATGCGGTTTCCCACGTCTCTTTAAAAAGATTTAGGATAGATGGATTCAAATGTATTCAATGCGGCGAGGACAGATTAGATTTAAACGCTCATCATATTCGACCTTTCAGCGAGATTGTATCGGATATTAGAGCGGAGAATGGGTTGGATAAGGAGTTAACTACGTGGGAAGAAAAGAATAGATTAGTAGAGTTATGTGAAAACGACCCTCGGTTGCTTGACGTTAATAATCTCGTAACTTTATGCGAAGAGTGTCACGTTATTGAACATAGGAAGATGAGGAAAGAAACGGAGGCGGCGGCATGAGCGACGTACTAAAAGCGAAATGTTCCGATTGTGGATTAGATACGGAAATAAAATTTAAGAAGCGTAAGTTTGGCGATAGATTAGAGGAAACGTATTTTAAATGCGAAGCGTGCCACGTACATACGACGTGTTTTATTACTAACGCTAAAGTACGTAAATTGCAAAAGGAAGTCGCTGCACTTCGTTCTGAACTATATAAAACCGAACTAACAACAAGCGAGATAGAACGTAAGCAGGCGAACATAGACGAAACAATGAACGACTTATTAATTAAACACGGAAGGAGGTAGATAAGATTGGCAAAGACGGAAAAGTTTAGTATGTTCTCGGCGGATTATAACCTTATGTCGCCGGAGGATTTAGATTCGCTAGTATTCTCCGGATATGAACAAGCGCTTGGAAAAGACACGCGGGCTAGGATAGCTACCCAAATTGAGAACTACGATTACTATGACGGTAGGCAACATAAGGACGAGTTAGGAAACCTCGTTAAAGCATCGGAGCTTCCCCGCCCATCTGGACTTGACTACGACCCAACTCGGTACGCTACGAACTATTTCAAGGCGGTAATTGACCGTAAGGCTCGGTGGCAAATGTCGGGCGACCATAAAATACATGTACCGCGGAAGGTAATCGATTCTCCCGAGGAGAAGATTCAAGAGAATTACGAGCCAAGCGACGAACAAATGGCGGAGGATAAACGAGCGAATGAATTAGAGGAATTACTCGAAGACTTGTGGCGTGAGAATAGGATGCGGATAAAACTTCCGCAAGCTGCTCGAGATAGGTTAATCGCAGATAGAGTCGTTTGTAAGATTGTATATGACGATAATTTAGGTAAATTACGTTGGATATGGCGACCTGACTACGAGTACATACCGATATATTCGGACGATGATTTCGAAGATGTGATTGCGTGTTATTTCGTTTCATATCGTAAGCAATTTTATAAGCGTGAAGAAGTTGACGCTGTTAAGATTCAGAACTACGTATTGGGCGATGACGGAGAGTGCTACTTGCACGAAGCTATCTATCGTATGAGCGATTTAAAGATGATTAAACGATTAGTGCCGTCTGATTCGGATTACAAGAAAGAAGGTAGCCTGGTTACTCGAATAAAAGACCGAGATTATATGCCGACTAAGCTCGACTTCATTCCGGTAGTAGATATTCCGATTGACGAGTTACTAGCAGGTCGTATTGGAGACGGTGAGATATCGGAGTTACGTACGCAAAACGATATTCTTAACACGATGAATGAGGACGCAATTGACTCACTTAAATTCGAGATGTTCCCGATAACCTCGCTATTAAACGTGGCGGAAGGTACGGCGGATAAAATGGAGATTGCGCCTGGGGCGGTTATCGAAGCGAGAGGTTCCGGAGACACGCAACAGCCGGAAGTAAAGAAAGTGGAAAGTGGATTTAAGTGGAAAGAGGCGTTTAAGGACCAATACGCGAGAGTTAAGGCGGCGATGCACGAAATTAGTGGTCTTCCGCAGATTGTTCCGCAAGAATTAAATTTCGGAGGACTTAACGGAGAAGCGCTGCGTATTTTGTTCCAAGATATTATATCCGATACGGAGGAACATTGGCTTGCGTGGGAACACGGACTAGCTGAATTACA